TAAAGATAGCGGCGTATCGTTCGAGCGCGTTACATCGTTTAAGGATTAACCTCCGGTCCACAGTGCAAGCTCTACACTGTGGCAACTGCCTCCGCTTGGGAAACTGAGCGGGGGCTTTTTTATGTTGTTGACGTAGATATTGAATTGAGTTATTTATTATATCCTCGACGCAGGTCACGTACCCTGCAACTCGATGGTGGTCACGTTATCCACTCCTTCGGCAGGTAGCCGTTTCGATGTCGCGTCACGTATCGCGTCACCTAGCAGGCAGGTTAAAGCCGAATCATTCATTTTAGCATGGAGAAACCGTATGTCTTACGGAACGAATGCGCCTAATGGTTTTCAGCCCGTCAAAAAACTTGATGGATCTGCTTGGACTGGCGCGACGAACCCTTACCAAATTGCAAACGCTTACGCGACTGCACTTTTCCGTGGCGATCCTGTCACAACTCTTTCTGACGGCACACTTGGTGTTGGCGTTGCTGGAGCTACCTGCCTTGGTGTGTTCTGGGGTGTTAAGTACACCAGTAGCACTGGCGTTGTGACGTTCCAGAACTACTGGCCCGGCAACCCCGGCGTTCTCACCGGCTCGACCGTTGAGGCTCTTGTGATTGACGATCCGAACACAGTGTTCTCGATTCAGGAAACAAGCAATACCGGCACTGCTGGTACTCCAATTGCTCTAGCCGACCGTGGCTTGAACATTAACTTCCTCTACACTGCTGGCTCAACCGCAACAGGTACTTCCGCTGTTTCTATCGATAACTCGACCGAAGCTGTGACTAGCACGCTGAACTGCAAAATCCTTCAACTTGACCCGACTCCGGGTAATGTTGTTGGTGCTTTTGCTAACTGGCACGTTGTCATTAACAACCACCAATATCGTAGCGGTATCACCGGCATCTGATAAGCCAGTAGAAGGAATTTAAAATGGCTATTAATACAACCGCAATCCGCGACCTGCTCCGGCCCGGTCTAGCCGCCGTTTTCGGCGACTATCCGATGTACCCCGGTCAGTGGTCGGAAATCTTCGAAAAGCACACGTCCGATAAGGCCGTTGAAATCGAAGTCGAAGTCAAGCTGCTTGGCTTGGCGCAGATCAAAGCAGAAGGCGCCTCGACCGCTTACGGCGAAATGGGCCAGCGCTTTGTAACGAACTATGTAAACCGTTACACCAGCATTGGTTTCATCATCACCCGTCAGGCGATCAAGGACAACTTGTACCAATCGTCGTTCCCACTGCAGGCGAAGGCTCTTCGTCAGTCGATGGAACAGACTAAGGAAGTGCTTGGCGCATCTGTGCTGAACAACGGCTTCTCAGCCAGCTTCCCTATTGGTGATGGTCAACCTCTGTTCTCGACGGCTCACCCCATTGAAAACGGAACTGTTGCCAACACCTTCACGGTACAGGCTGACTTGAACGAAACGTCGCTTCAGGATGCCATTGTTGGCGTTCAGCGCTTCCGTGATGCTGCGGGCCTCCGCATCATGACAAAGCCTACGAAGCTCATCGTTCCAGCTGAACTGCAGTGGACAGCAACTCGTTTGCTCCAATCGCAGTTCCGCGTCGATACAGCGAACAACGATATTAACGCAATTTACAACAACTCTGCGGTTCCGCAGGGTCACCGCGTTAACATGTTCCTGACCGACACGAACGGCTGGTTCTTGCTCACCGATGCTCCTAACGGCTTCAAGCACTACGAGCGTGAATCTCTCGAAACCGATGTCTACACGGACTTCGACACCGACAACCTCAAGGCGAAAGCCATTGAGCGTTATTCGTTCGGCTGCTCGAACTTCCGCGCAGGCTGGGGTTCACAGGGCGCTTCCTAATCGGATAAGGGGGGTGGCATCCGTCACCTCCCTAATTTTGGAGAAAATTTATGACTCACTTCTCTGATGGTGTCCGGGCAGGTAGGAACTTTGCTAATAACGGTACCGCTTCGGAACCGGGTGTCTTTATGTCGCCAATTAATGTTTACGACATTGTACCTGTGGCCTTTTCGGCAACAGCAGTGGCTGCAGCTCAGGCAGTAGCCGGCGCTGGTAACCTCACTATAAATGGTGCTTCTGCAACTAGTGGTGTCGCTACTTTTGATGTGCCACGTACCATAACGATTGTTTCGACTAACGCTGGTGATACGACTCAGACCGCAACTGTAACAGGTACGGATGTTTACGGGCTTGCAATGTCGGAATTAATTGCGTTTAACGGCACAACAGCTGTTACTGGTCAGAAAGCATTTAAGACCGTGACTCGCGTTGCGATCTCAGCTGCTCTTGCCGGTAACGGAAGTGTCGGCTCGACGGATGTCTTTGGCCTTCCGTTTCGTGCGAACACCCGGAACTACGTCCTGACTGCTTGGAACGGCGCGTTCGTTACTACCGGCACTTTCGCTGGTGCTGACGCAACCGTTGCAACAACAACAACGGATGACGTTCGCGGAACCTATGCTGTTCCAGATGCTGCCAACGGAACAAAGCGCCTAACCCTTTGGATCAACATCCTCGACGATGACACCCAGACTGGCCTCTATGGCGTAACACAAGCCTAATGATTGGGGCGGCCTTCGGGTCGCCCTAGTTTCATGGAGATTGTAATGCGGGCAAAGAAAGATTTTCAGCTCAAGGCTAAGCATAAGAACCCTAAGGGTGGACTCAATGAGGCTGGTCGTAAGGCGTACAATGCAGCCACTGGAAGCAATCTAAAGCGTCCGCAACCCGAAGGTGGAAAACGCAGGGATAGTTACTGTGCGCGATCTGCTGGGCAAATGAAGATGTTTCCTGAGGCTGCCAAAGATCCGAAGTCTCGGCTCCGGCTGGCCCGTAAAGCGTGGGATTGTTAATATGCGCGGAAAAAAGAATTTCATTGCTGAGGCTATAAAAAAACCCGGCGCACTTCGTAAAGCGCTAGGCGCTAAGGCTGGCAAGCCGATCCCAACAGGGAAGCTAGAGGCAGCCGCTAAGGCGCCCGGTAAAATGGGCCAGCGCGCTCGTTTTGCTATGACTCTTAAAGGAATGAAATAATGGCTGATGCAGTAACTACTCAGATTCTTGTTAATAACCAGACAACCGCTGTGATGCTGTTTACGAATGTTTCTGACGGCACTGGAGAATCTCTGGTAACAAAAGTAAACGTAGCCAATCTTGCGGCTAATGCTCTTGGTCAGGCTTGCACTGGAGTGAGTGTCAAAAAAATTCATATTGCAACCCACGGCATGGGGGTACGTCTTTTCTGGGGCGCAACCTCTAATATCATTTTCTTTATCTCTTCACAAAACAGCCAGTACACATTTGACTTGTCAAGTTTTGGCGGCCTTGTTAATAATTCTACGACAGGGAAAACCGGAAATATTTTACTTACCACGTTTGACCAGTCTCTTGGCGATACTTACACCCTCATCCTTGAGATGGAAAAGTATTACAACTAATAGGAATTAATCATGATTCTTCGTCGTTACACGAACGCCAATGGTGATCAGCAGGAAATCTGCCTTTCTCAAGAAGATTGGGAAAAGGTGACTGAAGAGTCGCTCGAAATGATGCTTGGCTTTAAGAAGGCTGCTAAGCCTGTAGTCGAGCCTGCGGCTGAGCCCGCCGCTGAAGAAGCGCCTGTTGCTGAGAAGGCTACAGCTAAGAGTAAGAAGTAATGCGCGGGAAGAAAGAGTCGCGTGTAAATGAGGCTGGTAACTATACGAAGCCAGACCTACGCAAGCGCCTCTTTAACAGCATTAAAGCGCGTGCAACACAGGGAACTGGGGCTGGGCAATGGTCAGCGAGGAAGGCACAGCTTTTGGCCAAGTCCTACAAAGCCAAAGGTGGCGGATATGCCGATTAGAAAGCCCCAGCAGTCCCTGAAGGACTGGACTGATCAGAAGTGGACCACCAAGTCTGGTAAGCCGTCCAGCAAAACTGGTGAGCGCTATCTTCCCAAGGACGCTATAAAATCGCTGACGCCGGCTGAATATGCTGCTACAACCAAAGCCAAGCGTGAAGGTAAGAAGGCTGGAAAGCAGTTTGTAGCCCAGCCTAAATCCATCGCTAAGAAAACGGCAGGATTCAGATGACTACGAGCGGCACATATACGTTTGGTGACACCGAACAAATTGATATTATTACCGAAGCGTATGAGCGTGTCGGTCGTAATCCTGCATCTCTGGCATCGAATGACATTGATAGTGCGCGCCGCTCAATCAATTACATGTTTTCGGACTGGGCAAACAACGGCCCTAACCTGTGGGCTGTTGACCTGCAGAGTATCGTTCTGACGCCCAACACGCTTTATTACGATCTACAGCCGCGTACTGTGTCGATCCTTCAGGTCTATACACGCACGACATCTGGCGGCATCAACACCGATCTTATGATGTCTCCGATCAGCCGAGCTGAGTACGACGCTCTGCCTAACAAGGCGCAGGCAGGGGATCGCCCGTTTCAGTATTATTTTGAGCGCACAATAACGCCGCGACTGTACATCTGGCAGGTTCCGCAGGCTGCTGGTGTCACTCTGTTTTATCACCGCATGAAGATCCAAGAGGATGCGGGCGATTTCACCGACAGCATGGACGCACCAAACCGCTGGATGGAAGCTATTGCCTCTGGCCTTGCTGCTAAGCTCGCGGTAAAATTTGCGCCTGATCGCCTTACTTTCCTTCAGGGTTTAGCAGATGGTTCATATGATCGCGCAGCTGCCGAAGATCGTGAAAAGGTTCCTCTGCGTATTACCATTAACCCCGGAGGCTACTAATGCAGTACGCATACGGACAGGGTCGCAAACAAAGGTCGCAACCGACTTTTGACGCCAAGTCACCACGCGGTCTTGCGATCTGCGATGGTTGTGGCTTCATGGTTCAGCACACGGAGCTGCGTCAGAAGAAAGATTATCGTGGCGGATCTGTGCCGGTTAGCTTGAGCCTTCAAGTTTGCGCTTCTTGCGATGACGTACCTCAACCATATTTCGGTCGCTTACTTCTACGAGCCGATCCCATACCACTGCAAAATCCTCGCCCAGATTCGCAGGATGCGCAGACAAATGCTCAAGAAGTTACAGCAAACGCACTCTCTGTATCCCTCAACATATTATACGGACTGGCATAATGGCTAACCTAAAAATTACAGACCTCACATTAGCAACTACTCCTCTTGCCGGGACTGAACTTTTTGAAGTCGTTCAGGCCAGCACCAGTCGCAAGGTGGCTGCATCAGACATCGCAGCAAGCGCAACAAACGTCCGCACGGTAGCGACTGGCGGCACGGGAAGGGCAGTTGGGAACTATTCAATTTACGCAAATGAAATTCATGTTGGTAAAGATGGAAACGACACAACAGGTGATGGTACTTTAATCAACCCCGTTTTAACAATTACCAAAGCGTTAACTTTAATTGGGGCGGGTAGAAACACAGTTATTGTTCACCCCGGAAGCTACAGCGAAAGCCCCACAGTTTCAAGCGCAAACACAACAATTGCCACCGCTGAACTAACTGGCGCTAACACGCAAATTGCTGGAACCCTGACCCTGTCTGCGGCGGCTCGTGTTAGTGGCATCAAACTAACTAATTTGACCATAACGGGGACGGGCTCTACTTACATTTCAAACTGCACCGTAGATACGCGGGTTATCAAGTCCGGCTCAAATTATGTTGAAATCATCAACAGCGAATTGCAGTGCGTATCGGGCGTGCAAATCACGGGCGCGGGGGCTGTTTCCATTGTAGGAAACAAGTGCTGGGCTGTGGCTGTTTCTAACGCCAGCGCCAATGTTATAATCAAAGACTGCTTTCAAGTTCTTACTCCAAGCGTAACCGCTGGATCTATGAGCTTTGATGGGTGTGTAATTGTTGCGGCGGCCCCCGCATCCAACGCCATAACGGCAAGTGGTGGAACTTTTATCACGTTGGCTAACAGCTATGTCCTAAACTCAGCAGGAAACAGCGTTGAGCGGGTAAGTTTGGCAGGATCGTACAGCATTTTGAACCTTGTTTACGACAAGGCCAACTCAACTTTTGCTGGAACAAGCCTAAACGCGATTGATTACTTCCAAAGAATTAATTTAGACAACTTAACTTTTACAAATTTAACCGTTGCTACATTGCCAAGCGCATCAGTATCAGGATCGGGGACAAGGGCATTTGTTACGGATGCTTTAACCCCTACTTTTGGAAATACAGTTGCAAGCGGAGGCGCTGTAAAAACACCTGTGTACTCAGACGGAACAAACTGGAAAGTTGGGTAAGCAGTAATGATTGAGCAGCTCATCAGCCGCGTATTCTACGCACGCAACCTTGCACACTTCTCCCACTGGCGGGCTAAGGGTGATGGCAGCTATGCCAAGCACAAGGCGTTGGGTAAGTTCTATGACGGCGTAATCGATGCGATTGACCCGCTGGTTGAGGCTTATCAGGGTGCGTATGATCTGATTGGAGCTATTCCAGTTCCCGAAGAAATGGAAAAAGATATTCTAAAGTGTCTTGAATCTGACGCCGAATGGATAGAGAAGAACCATGAAAAGATCTGCAAGGGCAACCGTGCAGTTGGTAATCTGATTGATACAGTGACGAGCGTGTATTTATCAGCAATCTATAAGCTACGGAATCTAAAATAATGAGCTTTGACATCAACACCGTTCTGATCGTTGTTGGCTTCATTGGGGCTATTATAACCGTATGGGTGAACCTCAACAGTAGGCTGACGCTTATGGAAGCGCGCCTTGGTTTTGGTGATGAAAGATTTAACATTATCGATAAGAAGTTTGACGAGGTGATGATCCACCTTCGTCGGATTGAGGATAAATTGGATAACAAGGCTGATCGGTGATGAAGTGGTTCCTGCTACCTCTCGCCGCTCTGGCGCTGATTGGCTGCAAAGACCGCTATCGGTATTACTGCCAAGACCCTGCGAACTGGCAGCAGGAAATTTGCAAGAAGCCTAAGTGTATCGCTATGGGCTACTGCACCGAATGGCTGATAAATACAGGTGAAGAAGAAAATGAAGCCGACTAGCGAATGGTCACCAGAGGAACTGCTTAGGTTCATCGTCGGCATCGTACTGTCGCTAACACTTACATTTATTGTGGCGACTGTGCTATACTCGCTGGTGTTTGTATCGCAGCCGATGGAGGGACAGTCCCCCAACGACGCGGAGTTTTTTAAGCTGATTAACCCGATAGCGACGTTTATCGTGGGCGCATTGGCAGGGCTTATGGCAGGGCAGGGCAGTGGTTCGATCAAGCCCAAGAAGACAGAAGGAGAATGTGATGAACTTCCTGAATAGTTTTGAAAGCAGGCAAGACGGCGTAAACGACACCGTTGAGTTTGTCATTCGCGTGGCCATCGTCACACTGTCGGCGGTTATCCTTGTCGTCGTGCTCGCGCTTGCCGTTGGCCTGTTTGTGTCAAACGACGTTGTAAGCAGCGCAGCTATCCTTGAGACGGTCAACCCTGCATTCCAGACCATCATCGGTGCGTTTGTCGGTCTGCTTGGCGGCCTGAGCCTTAACGCCAATGCGCGGGATAAAACACCGGAAGAGCCACTGGAGTTAGACACACCTGAGCCAGAGCCAGATCCAGAAGTCGGTGAATTTAATAGCGTACCGTTGATCCGCCCTGTTGAGCCTGAGCCGGTAGTAGATGACGAAGACGACGACATGGAGCCTTGGGAGAAGTATCGTAACGACTTGCGCTATGATGCCAACGGCGACGGCGTGGTTGATGAAGAAGACTTCCCAGACTGGCGCAACGCAGCAGTATAATGGCGGGCGACCTCTCTACCGTTGAACTGATTGGTCAGCTTTGGCCTATTGTTCTTGCGTTCATTACGCTGACCATCATCCTTGCTAAGATGGATGTGCGGCTCGCTGTGGTTGAGGAAAAGATCAAGACGCTCTTTGAGCTATGGAATAATCGGAAGGATGATAAATGAGCCTGATTAACCTTCAACAGAAAATAGGAGTAACGGCAGATGGTGCATTCGGTCCGGGAACGTATAAGAAAGCTGCGGCTTTCTATAAATTATCGCCTAATCGTGCAGCGCATTTCTTCGCTCAAACAGCGCATGAGTCAGGTGGCTTCAAGGCTTTTAGCGAAAACCTCAACTACGGGGCCAAAGGGCTTCGCGGCATCTTTGGTAAATATTTCCCGACTGACGCAATGGCTAGAGCGTATGAACGCCAACCGCAAAAAATAGCCAACCGTGTCTATGCAAATCGCATGGGTAATGGCCCTGAAGGCAGCGGGGATGGATGGAAATACCGTGGCCGGGGGGCGCTCCAATTAACCGGAAAATTTTCGTATCAGGCATTTGCTGATTATATTGGCCGTCCTGACATCATGACGAACCCAGACCTTGTGGCAACCGAACTGTGTTTTGAAAGCGCCCTATGGTTCTTCGACCGCAACAAGCTCTGGGGCATCTGCGATCAAGGCACGGGTGAGGGCGCTATCCTCGCACTGACAAAGCGTATAAATGGCGGCACGCACGGCCTTGACGACCGCCGCCTAAAGACGAAGAAGTACGCAACATGGCTTTAATCAATCCAGTTATGATATACGGATTAGCAGGCGCTTTAATTATTGGCGCAGCTTCTGGGTATAAAGTCCGTGATTGGCAGTGCGACGCAGCTTTTGCAAAGGCGCTGGAGAAGGCTGAAAAGCTACGTGTCAAAAAACAAGAGGTAGTAGATGATGTCTCAAAAACCTACGAATCCGAACGAGATCAAGCCAATGTCGTGGCAACCGAACGCACCAACACCATACGTGAAATATATAAAACGGCTCCTGCCGTTCCTGTTGATTGCGCTGGTTCTGACGCTTTGCGCAGGGTGCTCGAAAGCGGTATCAGTGACGCCAATGCCGCTGCCTCCGGCGAACCTAGCGGCAAAGTGCCCGACACTTCAAAACCCGCCAATGGTAATGATCGACCCTGAGCGTGCGCTTTGGGAAGCTGACATCATTGCAAAATACACAGACTGTAGCGTAAAGCATCGGTTAACGGTTAAAGCGTGGGTAGATGCAGTAGCTGTAAAGTGATGTAACTTGGATTTTGTAAGGGTATCAGGTCTGTAGTTCAAAGTTGTGAAGCCTGAGGAATTGATGTAAGGATCTGTGCATGGCCACTGCGATGACATATACCAGTCTGCTCAACGACCTCCGGAATTATCTGGAGCGTGGAGCTACGCTGGCTACTGATCCTTCGGTTTACGTACAGCTTCCAAGTCTTGTGGGGCTTGCTGAGCGTCGTCTTGCGAGAGAACTTAAAGTACAAGGAACCGTCAATGTCGTTAATTCGACGATGACTCAGGGGCAGGCCACATATTCAAAGCCTGACCGCTGGCGTGAAACTGTCAGCATGAGAGTCGGAACCGGGGCTGGCTACAACACGACGCAAGAGATCTTCCCGCGTGCTTACGAATATCTGCGCCAGTATTGGCCTAACCAGACAGTCACCGGGACTCCTAGATTCTATGCTGACTACGACTATCAGAATTGGTTCTTTGCGCCAACGCCGTCTGATGATTTTCCTTACGAGCTAATTTATTATGAGCTGCCACCGCTTCTTGGTGACGACGTTCAGACAAACTGGTTCACAGAATACGCGCCTAACGCGCTGCTCTACGCCTCGCTTATGGAAGCTGCGCCGTTCCTGAAGAACGAAGAAATTATTCCAATTTGGCAGGCGTTTTATGACCGTGCCATCGCGGCACTTAATGGCGAGGATATTCGCCAGATTGTTGATC